GGCTTTCAGGGACTCATTTCCCCCATGCGCCATTCTGGCAAAAGGGGCTTGCAAGTTGCACGTAACAGGAGTAAGCCTGTCCTGAGCAAGTCGAAGGAGAAGGGCGATGGCACACGACGGGAAGTTTGAGAATGCGGAGGGGGTGCCGCTCAATACGGTCGTGAAGCAGCGGCGTGATCAGAAGCGGATTGGGCAGATGCCTGAGGTGGCGTATACGCGGAAGGCGTTGGAGCTGGATACGCGGGAGTTGACGGGGCGGTTGACGCGGTGGTTGTTGGAGGGGGATCGGTTAGAGGAGTTGTTGAAGGAGACGAAGTTACGGGACGTGATGATTGCGGTGGGGATTATGACGGACAAGATGTTGTTGTTGGAGGGGCAGCCGAACGCGAATTTAGGGGTGCCGCAGCAGGCGAAGTTGGATCAGGTGACGGCGGCGTTAGCGGCGGTGATGCAGCAGCGTGGGTTGGGGACGGTGACGGTGACGGAGCGGAAGATTGAAGTACAGGAGAAAGGGTAATGTAGCATGAAGATTCTCATCACCCATCCCTCAGATACCACCCCACCCAGTCGCAAGACGATTTGCGTGGAGACGCTCGACGAACTCCTCGCCTGGACCACGGCCGTAGGAGGAAAAGTGATACTCACGACGGCGCCGGATGGTCCTCCGACACTCGAAAGTTATTATGGCGAGTGGAGCGAGTGATGAGGAGGCGGCGTGAGGAAGATTGAGGAGTGTTGGATTGAGTCCCCGCAGGACTTCCTCGTGTTCGATCCACGCACCGTACGGATTGTCCATGATTGGCACGAGGGGATGACATTGAAGACGATCGGCCTCCAGGAAGGCGTCTCGACGGAACGGATTCGACAACTCCTGGCCCGCGCACGACGACGACTTCACGCTCACCGCCGTGACCTTGACTCACTGAAAGAGACGGTGACGTTGACGGAGCGGACGGTGGAGGTGAGGGAGACACCATGAGCCAACAGACGCGGCGTGACCTCACGCCAGGAGAACGGAGTATCCTAGCCTATAAGGATGCGACCGTGCCAGACCCATTCTGGATCTGTCGTCAGTGCGGAGACAGCACGATCCTGACGTGGTATGTGTGCGAACGATGCGAGAGGAGTCTCTTGGAGCGGACGGTCGAGATGAAGAAGACGGTGCCCAGTGGATAGCACGTTCCTGGAGCGGTTGGAGGGGTTGGACCCCGCGAGTCTGGGGGCGATGACGGACGAGGAGTTGTCCGCCTTGGCGCAGGAGGTCCTGACGCTCCAGCAGCGGGACCGGCAGACGAATCAGTTACGCTACTACCTCCCCGTCTCGGACAAGGCCATCGCCATCCATACGAGTCAGGCGAAGATTCTCGGCATCGGCGGAGGGAACGGTTCGTCGAAGACGGACTCGGCCTTGGTCGAGCTGGTCATTCGCTGTACCGGTCAGATTCCCCACAGTCTGAAGGACGTGTATCCCCGTGCGAAGTTGCGGGGTCCCATCAATGCGCGGGTGGTGGTGGAATCCATTACCAACACGCTCGAAACGATTATCCTGCCGAAGTTGAAGTGGTCCCATTGGCAGGGGGTGGACGAACCGGGGGGTCCACGCGGGCATTACGGGTGGATTCCGCAGTGGTGCTTGATTCAGGGGGACTGGAAGGAATCCTGGACCGCCCGGACCCGCACCCTCGAAGTGCTCTATCGGGACCCCGACACCGAGGAGGTGCGCGGCATCAGCCGGATTCAGTTTATGTCGTATGACCAGGACCCTGCCGATTTCGCCTCCGGCGACTTTCATTTCATTCTCCACGATGAACCGCCGAAGGAAGCCATTTGGATTGAGAATTTGGTGCGGGCCAAGCGCGTGAACGGCACGATGCTGCTGGCGATGACGTGGCCGGACGATCCCACCACGCCGGTGGATTGGATTATCGATCGCGTCTATGACCCCGCGCAACCCGGACCAGACCATGATGCCACCTACGAGTGGATCAATCTCTACGCCACGGAGAACCGGAACCTCGATCAAACCGCCTTAGCTGAACTCGCCCGCACCCTCAACGCCTCCGAACGGGCGACCCGTATCTACGGGCAACATCTTCGGCTCTCGAACCGGGTGCATCCGCTCTTTACCGACACCGACCATACCTGGTGCTTTGAGTGCCGGGACCTCACCATCGTCGAAGCCAGCGGACGCTGCGGCGTCTGTCAGGGAGAGGATACCGTCGTCTTTAATCACGTCCACCCCATCGAAGCGAATCCGTTATACCCCGTTCTTCATCTGCTCGACCCCCACCCCCGCAAACCTCACATGATGTGCTGGGTGCAGGTGGACTCCAACGACGATCTCGCCGTGATGGCCGAATTGGAAGTGACCGGTTCGCCCTCCGATGTCTCCGAACGGGTACGGCTGTTGGAAGCCGAGTATGGCTGGACGACGGTGCGCCGGCTGATCGACCCGAACATGGGTCGGTCTCCCTCCGGCACCGATCGTGAGACGACGTGGCAGGACTCCTTTGAAGCCGATGGCTGCTTGACATTTGACCTGGCAGATGATAGTGGGGTAGGCCGTCAGACGTTGAACGACTATTTGAAACCCGACCCGCAAACCCGTCGTCCACGTCTCATGCTCGATCCTCGCTGCCAGCGCGTCCTGTATCAGATGAAAAGGTTCGCCTGGGACGACTATAAAAAGTCAATGGAACGCGATCAAAAACAGAAGGCGAAACAGCGGCATGACGATTTTCCAACGCTGTTGAAATACTGTGTCAATAGCAATCCTTCCTTTCGAGGTCTCCGTCAGTCAGGTCCAGTCCGTCTTGTGGTAGGAGCCGGTCGTAAGCATGGCTATTAAACGCCGCAGCATCACCGTCGAAGAACAAGACAAATTCGTTGAGGACATTCTCGCTCGCTATCATGACGATCTGAACGACCGCACGGATTGGTCGGAAGGCCGTCTGCAACGCTACGCGAAATATCGCGGATGGCTTGAACCGAAGAACTATCCCTGGCCCGACGCCTCCTCGCAGCATATCCCCATGCTGATGTCCAACAGTCAGCGCACCCAGGACACCCTCCATAACGCCGTCCTCTCGACCCGCCCCGTGATGAGCGCCATTGCCATCAACGGCGCGGATCGGGAGAAAGGCACGTCGATCGACGAACTCCAAGACTATCAACTGTTCGTGGAACAGACAGGGGAAGAGAAGATCGGGGAATTGATCGACAGCTTTGTGAACGACGGGAAGTTCGTCGCGTTCATTCCATGGGTCAAGGAACGGCGCGAAGTGCTCCGCACGATTCCCGTCCCGATGCCACAGCCTGGACAACCCAACGAGTCCGTGCAGTTGCCCATCCTGGCGCAGCACTTTCCAGGCTCCTATGCGGAACGGACCAAAGAGGATACCTATTATATCCGATGGACGGACCAGTACCAGCACAAGCAATCGGCCAAAGCCCTCTTCTTTGCCGACGACGAGGGCCGCCCGTTCGTGCAACTCACTACCGACGAGATCATCTTTGACGGCCCCTGCCTGATCCCGAAAGCCCTGGAAGATATTGTCGTGCCCTCGCGCGCGGCGAATCTTCAAGCGCCGGGACCCTCGAATCCCAATGGGGCCGATCACGTCATCATGGTGGATTATCCCTCGTGGGATGAGATTAAGCGGCTTCAGGACCGTGATTATTACGACCTGCTCACCGACGAGCAACTGGAGGTGCTGGAAGATCGGGCCGAAGGCGAGTCTGGCGATACCGGTTCGCAAACGATGGACGATACGGAGCAGCACAAGATTCAGCGTGATTTGCTCGCGGGACAAACCTACGGCAATGCCAAAACCAGCGCCAAAGTGTTTACGCGACTGACCTATTTTGGACGGTGGGACCTGGACGACGATGGCTTGGAAGAGGAAATCGTGGCGCGGGTCTTGCTCGAAAAGAAATATCTCTGCCGCGTGCGGCATCTCCAAGAAGAATTTCCGACCCCTACCCCACGCCGTCCGTTTGCCGAAGCGACGTTTCTCCCAGTGCCAGGACAGTTCTACGGGATTTCGCTTCTCGAACTCCTGGAGCATTTGCATAATCTGACGAAGGTACTCCTCGATCAGATGATCGACAAGCATACCCTGGCGAACTCCCCGTGGGGCGTCTATCGTTCGGCATCAGGCGTGCGCCCTGAAGTTATTCTCATGGCGCCAGGGCATCTCTATCCCGTCTCCAATCCCCAACAGGACATTGCGTTTCCCGCCATCCCGCAGCAGGACCAGAGTATCGCCTTGAATCTGATTGCGATGATTCAGCAATGGGCCGACCGCACCTCGATGCAAGGGGCCTTACAATTTGGGGGCGTCCCGCAGGGTAAAGCCTCGGCGCTCCGCACCTCGACCAACATGAGTTCGGTGCTGCAACAGGGCGATGCCAGACCTGAACGGATTCTGCGACGGTTCTTCCGGGGATTGGCGGAAGTCTATACGCAGATGCACGAACTCAACCAGGCGTTTCTGCCGGCCAAGAAGCAGTACCGCGTCACAGGCGTCCAAGCACAAGGGGCCGACCCCTATCGCACTGTCGAGTCGCCGGATATGATCAGCGGGCGCTTCCAATTCGATTTCAAAGCTAATGCCTTGAACACCAATAAGGCTTTGACCTCGCAGGTCTTGAGTGAACTCGCGCCGATGTTGGTGAACGGGATGATGATGCAGAGTGGCTTGGTGACGATTGAGAACGTCTACAACCTGATTCGGGACATCATTCAATCGAAGGGCCAGGACGAGAATAAGTACATCAATGCACCGCCGCAATCGAAGATTCCGAAGATCACCGCTCAAGATGCGATGGGACAGATGATCTCTGGCGTCATGCCGCAGGGCCGACCTGCCGAAGGGGCGCAAGCGCACCTCGAATTCTTGAAGGCGTTCCTGCAAGATCCACGTATCATCGAAGTCAGTACCGAACCCGCGTTTCAGTCCATCTACAAACAGTATGTCCAGAACGTCCAGCAGCTCGCCATGCAGGAACAGCAACAGGCGCAGATGGCGCAGCAGTTCGCACAAACCGTGGGTGGTGGCGGGGGGGGGCAGACCGGCCCACCCGGACAGGTCGATCCGAACGCCACGCAACCAGGGATGCAAGGGCCAAATCAGCTCTCGGATGAGAGTTTGCCCTCAGCTGGAGGTGGCGCAATGGGAGCACAGGGATGAGTGAGGAGATACTGCACTACGAATACCGTTGTCGATCAGGACATCGCTTTACTCGATTCGATACGGTGGCCAATCATCAATCCTTACGCCTCTGTCCGACCTGCTTTGGTGCGTCCACACAGATTATTACGACCCCCTCCATGGTGAAGGTCGCCAAGAACAACTCAGTCGCAGGCGATTCAAAAGTACGCATTGTTGAAACGAGCGTTCTACGAATGGGAGAAGACGGCATACCATATCGTATGAAAATGATTGCAGAGGTGTTGGTCCCGTGAAAGAACTCGAAATTCGTTTACAATCTAAAATATCTATGTCGAATAATTGCTGGCAATGGATAGGTGCAATTCAGGGTGATGGATATGGCACAGCATGGGACAAGCGGATAAAAAAGGGTTGTTTAGCACATCGATTGATTTACGAATTATTGGTTGGTCCTATTCCTATTGGGTTAACACTCGATCATTTATGCAGAAATAGATCATGTGTTAATCCAGCACATCTTGAACCTGTTTGCATGAAGGTAAATATGTTGCGAGGAATTAGTCCTGCTGCGAACAAGGCACGACAAACATTGTGCATTCGAGGTCACGAACTTGATGTTCTGAAAAATGGATGGAGAATTTGTAGAATATGTGTCAAGGACTATAAAAGGAGACCGGATATTATTGAAAGAGAACGACAGAGAAATAAAGAATGGCGTGAAAATCATAAAGAGTATGATCGGGAACGTAAGAGAATTTGGAGACTGAAATATGCGGGATCTAGAGGGTAGTATTCAGTGTCCGGCCTGCCATACGCTGTACGGGCAAATCTATCGGATCCAGCGCAATGAAACGGTCTGGGAGCAT